CGCATGAACTGATTAAGCTGCGCCTCAATCATCTGCGGGGGCATGGGGCCTTGCGGCCCAGCAGCCGACACACCCACACCCATTCCGCTTTGCTGCGGCATAGGAGGACGAGGCGTACCGCCGGGGCCAATCATCCCACCCGCTTGGTAGGACGGGATCATGGACTGCTGCCCAGTCATAGCCGAAGAAAGCCCAGAAGGCGCGGGGTTAATACCAGCCATCGGAGCTGCAGGCGTACCGCCAACATTCAGCATATTCGATAGCGAGGCTGGCAGGTCCATGGAATCCGTCTTATACATAGCTAGCTCCGAAGATTCTGTATCAGCGTGTTGAGCGTTTCGTTCAGTGCCGCAACATCGTTCGCAAGAGTCTGTACGTTGACGACAAGTTTCCCGAAATCTTCCAGCGACGCTACCTCGACACCACTAATTGTAAACCCAACCCCCTCTGCCGTCACGCGCCGCAAGTTCTGCGTAGGCACAGTCGTCAAGCCAACTGATGCTTTAGTAAGCGCCCGGCTGCCGCCGTCCGGCTCGTTCCGAGAACCGATAAGAAGTTCTACGTTCTCTTTCAGGGCGTTGAGCAGGGCAAACTCAAGGGAGCTTAGGCCCGCTGTGGGTACGTTGGGGACGGCTGCGAAACGAGTGCGTAAGGAAGCCATTATGCCTGCCTGAGCCCTACGGGCGTCTGTGCAAGGTGAATTGCCCGAACCCGGACGTTGCCCTCAACAGAAACCTCAAAGGTGTCCGAGCGGTAGCCGCTGGGCATACGGAAAACATTCGTGTCGTTTACGGTCGTGGTGTACTCAAGCTGCTTGTCCACCCACAGATTGAAGGTAATCTCATCGGCGGAGTTCCAGTTGGTAAGGGCTGACTCCCACTGCTGCGTTTCCAAGTCCCAGGTCGAAGTGACCGTGCTGTAGTCCGCAATGACCCGCGCTGCGCCGAGGTTAATCATGTCCGCAGTCTTGATGGTCTTGGACTTCCAAGTCATGGTCTTGCTGGGCTGGGTAAGCTCATCCCAGAGGTAAACGTCGCCGTTCGTGCCCGAGACAAAGTACAGCTTGCCACCCACCGTGTCGAAGAACGACGCAGTAAATGTTACGTCCGTGTCAACAAAGAACCCGCCGACCTTGGTGTCCTGCTCAAAGACGAAAGCCCCCGCAGAGTGGGAGGCAAAATAGTTCTCGCCGTAATACTCGGCGATGATCGTGGCCGGATCGAGGGCCGTTTCCCAAGTGTCGTTATTGTAGAGAAACTTGGTGATGATCTGCGGGCCTGCGCTGGGCGAATACATCGCCAGCCCATCGTGGGTGGAGTACACCACCCCGTAGCCCATATTCACGATGCTCCTGCGGTTGAGGCAGGGGTACTGAACGTCGATGCGCGAGACCGACATATTGGCCGGATCGGAGCCGGTGGCGATATAGGGATAGGAATCCGTCAGCACCAGCACGGAGCCGCTGATGGCGGCGAGGCCCACAATGTCGTGTTCGATGGTTTCGACGTAGCGACGGGGCCACGCGTGCGGCAGGCCCAGCTCACTGAAGTACAACTGGTTGCCCACAAAGCCCGCAAGGATGTTGTTCTGGATGGTCGTCAGACCCTCAAGATTATCCGGGGGCGGGTCGTACTCGTCCGAAGCCAGAATGTCCGTGAGCGCCAGGGAGTCGAAGTCATCGGTGAAGTCGTAGGTCGAATCACCCCAGTAGCGCGCCGCCGTGGTCGGCGGGTTCTCAGACACATCATGGTACAGGGTGCCAGCACCCACGCTCGTAGACGGCACATCCGCAGCAACCTGCGCGTACTCAAAGGTGTAGTCGTCGATGAGGTCCGTAACGATCCCGCCGGTGATGTCGAAGGTGGCGTCCGTGCAGCCACTGATCTTGAAGCGATCACCGATGCCGAAGTTGTGCGGGTACAGCAGGGTTACACGCGATACGTTGCTCGTGCGCTCGACGGTGAGCAGGGCCGTGGGGAACCACAGGGTCTGCAGGCGGAAATACTCCGTACCCGCCGTGGAGGTGATCGTGCGGTAGAGCCGCACACCACGCACAAAGTTCTGCCCAGACGGCGGCGCCGTGGGCATGTTACTCACGGTAACGGTAACCCCTTCCTTCTCGTACAAAGTTGCTGAGGGTTTGGAGGCGATGGACTCTTCTTCCCAGGGCGTGAACCAAGTGAACACATAGGTCCGAGACTGGGTAAGGCCCCCAAGCTCAACGCGGCCATCGGTGTAGGCCGTGGTCGTAACTGCAAAACCGGGGCTGAAGTAGGTGAAAGTCGTGCTGTTGACGACTGTCACGATGGACCCGGAGGTGTTGAAGTTGCTGATGTTCCAGTTGACGTTGCCGCTGGTGGTCGCCGCCACATCGGCGGTGATGTCGAAGGTGTTGGCCGTCACGTTGGAAATGACGAAGGTGCCATCGGTCGCCGTGCCCGAGGTGAAGTCCAGCGTAACCGAGGCGCCGTTAGACAGGCCGTGGGCCGTGAGCGTCACCGTGATGGTCGTCGTACCGGCTTGGTTATAAGTACCCGTGAGGTAGCTAAAGCCGGTAATGGACACCGTATTGCCAGTGCGCAAGCCGTGGGGTGTCGAGGTCACGATAGTGGCGATGCTGCCCGCATCCCGAGCGTAGGTCGCCGTGGCCTTAGTGGTGAAAGTCGCTGCACTGGTGGTCAGGGTCGCCGAGTCGGGCGGGACAGGAAGGCCCAGCTCGTAATAATCCACGGGGTAGGGCGGCGCCCCGGTCGTGGCGAGTAAGTAGTTACTGACCTTCGGAACCCCGTCGCCCGTGTAGTAGAAGCGCTGCTCGTCGTTGTCGTTTGCCGTCGCGACGGCGATGTCCACATCCGTGGCCCAGGACAACCATGCAAGATCGCCCGTACTCGGGTCGCGCAGCACATAGATCGTTTTAATTGGGCCGGTGCGATTGAGGTTATCGACAACCACCGGCTCCGGGTAGGGGATCAAATCCCCAGAGTACAGCTTGCAGTTGCTGGCTACCTGCGCTGCCGTGTCGGGCAAAAGCTCCGAAGAAATCTTTGGCGCCTTACCCAAAAATCTTGTGATTTTGACGCCCGACATGGCAACTCCTAGGCGGAGCCTTTAGGAGCGAGCGCGCTTCGGGCACTTGCCTGCGGCTTTGCACTGCGCGGGGCTGGGGCAGGAGGCACAGGTCTTGAACGATTTGACGATGCCACCTTTCTTGTAAGACTTGGGCTTCATGCCGGACTTCTTCATCATCATGGGAGTCGCTCCTTAGCGAAACTTAATGTTTTCAAAGGCAGCGACTGCTGCCGCTGAGAGGCCAGCAATCCACAAGAGTGGCTTTGCCAGTTTTCCGAGGAACTCAAGTACCGCAAAAGCACCCGTCGCCGCTTCAAACGCGTTTACTACTGCGTCGGTTTTCTCGTCGAGCTTATCGACTTTTGATTCAACTTCGACCAGCCGGTCATAAATCTCGCGGTGGGTGATGTCTTCCACGGTTCAGGCTCCTTCACGCCAGTCTTTGCCTTCCCACAACGCAGCTTCCGCAGCCCGCCGCTTAACCAGCCCTTCTAATATCTTACCACCAGCCTTGTTCCACCGCTGTATTTGGTGAGGCACATCGGACATGGGTCCGTAATTAACCCGGTTGAGGAGCGTGGACTCCTTGAAGTTGCCCGGCCCAAGGTTAAAGACCCATGATACCAGAGCGTCAAACTCGTTTTGCTTCAGGGCCACCTCGACCATGCTGTTGACGTAGCCTTCAAACTCTTCAAGGTCTTCGATGAGCAGGGCTTCTGCCTGCTCTCGGTTGATTACATCGCCCTCTTTTACCTCACGAGTATGACCATAGCCAATAGTCCAGACACCAGCAGGGCATAAATAAGCGCCCAGCGAGCAACCCTCAAAGTGACGGATAAGGGAGATTCCTTCATCGCTCGTCCTCATCTCGCCAGCCCCTTGGATTTCTCCCAGGTTCTGAGGCCGCCTAGCCCCAGCATCCCCAGCAACACCGTCATCAAGTTGTCCATGTCGAACTCGGGCAATGCGGGTAATTGTACCCCAGACCACGCTGCAACAAATATCACGAAGGGCGCTAAAACGAAATGCCATGCGAGCGCCACTCCACAGGTCCAACCAACGAAAGGACGCCATCCGGCTACAAAGGGGTTCCGTGATGCAGCCTCAGCCTTGTTCACTTCAATCTGCGCCAACGCACTTTCCTGCGCATGGCGTTCCGCCATCGTAGCAATTTCGTGCGCCAAGCGAGCTTTCTGGTCCTTGTCCTCGACGAATTGGTCGAGGAGGTTAGCAACCGGAGCTACTAGCGCCTGCCACATTACTTATCCCGCCCATTCCAGAGGTCGAACAGCACGCGAATCTTTTCTTTGACCGTTTCCAAGTCCGCGTGCATTTTCGCCAGTACAATCACCAACGTAACGAAGCCAAGAAATATCGGCCAGAGGGCCGTAACGGCGTCCAAAGCTGACATTGGCGGCCCTCATCACGTTCTTCGTTACTCGTCGTCTGCGTTGGTGTTCTTCCCCACGTTGCCCGCCAAGACGTTAAGACCACGGAGCACAATGGAAATGTACTTGTCGTCGGTCTTGGTGGGGGTCAGGGCCGTGATGGCGGTCGCGGCGGTGACCAGGGCCGTGATGGCGTTAAGCCACCCCGGCAAGGCGTCGAAGATGGCGAAGAAGGTATCCATTACCACGGCACTCCTGTTGCGCTGGTCG